GCAACTGTACCACCAGAGTAGTTGTTAGTGATAGTCATTGTACCTACTGCTTTCACATCAAGGTTCATTAAACCACCATTTTCTTTTACTTCTGTGATTTTTTCGATTGAAGATTCAAAAGCATCAGCAATTGCTTCTCCCATTGACTTGAAAACATTTTTCTTTTCTGTTCTCGCTTCTTTCATTCCTTCTACCATTCCTTCTAATTTAGCAATAGCAGATTTTACTTCAGTTACATCTGATTTTCCTTCTAATGTAGAAAGTTGAGATTTAAACGCATCTAATTCTTCTTTAGATACAGAGTTTGCTGTTTTTTCAGCGATTAACGAGTTGATTTTTTCAACTACTTGTTCAGGAGTCATTTCCATTTTTAATAAAATTTAATAATTAAACAATAAATCTTTCGACCTATGTTGGGTTTAGTTATTAAGTGATTATCAAATCGGCTCTATGACTGAACTAACATTTACATGGTTCTTTGTACTTGGAAGTCGTAAACTCAATTACTATTCCACTTAAATCAGCGTCAAGGATATTCTGTATTACACCTTTATCTGATTCGACACCAAATCTACTAAATACATTTCTATTGAAATCTTTTAACGTTTTGTAAATTGGCTTTTTGTTAAGAACTTTTATAAATTCTTCTTGTAAAGCAATCATTGGCTCTACTACTTGTAGTCTATGGTCTGTAGTCTTGTATTGTGCTACATTTGTTTCGTCAAGAAAGATAATACGCATTTTTATATCTCTTTCTAAACTTGCTTCTGTGTTATATACTTTTTCGTTGTGAGATTCTAACAACCAAATAAGAGGTGTTTTTTTTAATAAATCCCTATCTTTTAATATAAACTCGTTGTTAGTAGCAATCTTTGTACCTACAAGAGCAAATGGGGAACTTAAATATATCCCCTTTACTATTGTATTATCCTCTAATTCAAAAGAAGTGTCTTTTATTAGTGTTTTTATTTTTGTTTCTTTTAATACATCTGTGTTAGTTAATCCCCAAATCTTTTTTCCTTTACGCATCCATTTTGTATCGCAAGTATTAAATGTTGTTCCTACTACACTTGTGATTTTAATGTCGCCATTAATCTGTGAAACCAATTCTTCAAATAAAACACTAATATCTCTCATAACCAGTATGCGTATTGTTTTTGTCTTCCCCTATATTCAGGGTACGTTGTCATATTTAATAAAATGTACTCTTGTATAGCATTATAAGTTTTAATGCTTTCGTTGTATTTAAGGTAAATAGGCGTATGTGCTGAAACAACTTTAGAATTTTGTTCTTCAGGTTTAACCACACCTACACTTGTAGTCTGTACTACTAAATCCTTCATATACTCAAAATATAAGAATCCTAATAACATATCTTTAATTCCACGAGAAATTAATAGACTGAATCCTTCTTGATAGTTAAAAGGTTCAAATACTTGAATAAATTTAGCATCTTGCGGTTCGTTGTTTACATCTAAATCAGCAATAAACAAGTCATACAGTTCTACACCAAATAACTTTACAAGGTATTCGTCTTCGTATCTATCCAAGTAAGACTGAATCTTATCGTTTTGATACAATCCAGTCGTTACTTCAAATTTGTTTGTAAAATCATTAGTCGTTAAGAACTTTGCCATAACCTCTTTCAATAAACATAATTGCCATACTTCCACTTACATATACTTCTTGCCCTTCTTTTATGTAGGGACTTTTGCCATTAGATAAGAATCTGTATGTTTTTTCTAAATCTAACCCGAAAGTTTCTTTAGCAACCTCTAAAATAGGCTCATTCTTTACTTCTAACTCTACTTTAGCAACTTTAGTGTCTAAAACTATCTTTTCTATTTTTCTCTTAGCCATATCTCTTTATTTTACGTTATTAAATACTGTACTCCAATCAAACGATTTCAATTCAGTTATTAGGTTTTGTTTTACATCAGTTTGCTCTACAGTCATTCCTGCAATCTCTGCTAATTGAGATGATAAAAATTTATGTCGCATTTCAAGTGAATATAAAGATTCATCTGTACGATTACCATTACCTAATGCTTTAACGATAGTTTCCATTTCGTTAGTAATAGAAGTAATAATCTCTCCTTTACTTTCTAATGATTTACCAACCTCTAATACTGGTGTCATTTCGTTAGCACCAAAAGTAACTGCTGAACCTTCCCAAAGTGCAACCTCGTTCACTTGGTAATATCCTTTGCTTAACATTGATTCGTCATCAATCCACTTTAATTTATCTTTTATGTATCTGAATCCTATAGAATGTTCTTTAATGATACCATCTTGGTAATCACACAAAGCATCGTTGCCTAATGTAGAAGTTCCTAACTCCCCAACAGCATACAAACCATTTTCATCTTCTTTTAGTTCGATAAACTTTCCAATTTGCCACTTCCAGTCGTGATGTCTTAAAAATGCAATTTTTCTGTTAGAATTTGAATCTACACCTCTTTCTTGTAAAGACTTTGCAAACGCACCTTTAACAATCATATCATTATCTGAATCTATGTTATTGAAGTGAGCAAGATACATCGCAACCTTACGAGAAGAAGCATCTACATCTTTAACTTGTAACGAATGAGATTTTATTTTGTAAGCCGAATTTACTTTGTTGTTCATATTTATTAAATTTGTTCTTTAATATTGCAAAAATATAAAAAATTTATTATGAGTACACTTTCTTTTTGGAATGCTTTCTTTGGAACTGAAATAAAAAAGCCTATTAGGCATATTTCCGACTTATTTGATACCACTCGTGCTTATCAACATGACTTCTATGGTAAGAAAACTGCCATATGGATGGACACTTCAAAACCATTCAAAGCATATATCGAAATACCTGAATTACGAACAGTTGTAGATAAAAAGGCTCAAATGTTGGCAAATGGTAAACCAAGACTTGTAAAAGAATCTGATGGTTCAGAAGTAGAATCACATTGGGTACTGGATTTAATTAAAAATCCTAATCCTATGCAATCTTGGCAAGATGTAATCTACTCAATATCAGTTAATGACAGTTTATACTCTACAGCATTGTGTTACGCACCAAAAAGAAGTTTTGGAATAGTTAACTTGTTTGTTCCACTTGCTACTCACAAGGTACAGATTAATACATCAGGTCGTTCCTTGAAACAGATGGAAAAAGGTGGATTAATCAAGGATTATGTATATAATTTTAATGAAGACAACAAAGAGTTATTAACAAATGATGAAGTTATTATCATTCAAACAACTGATGGTGTTAATATCTTAAATTCAGTATCTAAAATAGAAAGTTTAAAATACCCATTATCTAATATTAAGGCTCAATACAACAAACGTAACGTGCTTTTAGAAAATATTGGTGCTATTGGTATCTTGTCAGCAGTAAACTCTGATTTAGGTGGTGCTTTACCTATGTCGCCTGAAGAACGTGAACAAATACAAAGAGATTGGTACAATAGAAGTAAAGATGAGTTAATAATCTCTGAATCTGATGTTAAATGGACGCCAATGTCATTCCCTACAAAAGACTTGATGTTGTTTGATGAACTTAAAGCAGATAAACTTGCGATTATAGATGCTTTTGGTCTTAACTACTATATTTTCTCTAATGAAAGCGGTTCAACGTATTCTAACGTGAATTATGGGGAAAGATTGGCTTATACTACCACTATTATTCCTGAAGCAGAACATATTTATAATAACATTAGCGAACAATTAGGATTAGAAAAAGAAGGATTAAGATTAGTTGCTGACTACGAACATTTGCCAGTATTGCAAAAAGATTACTTACAAGAATCACAAGGATTTGATTATCGTGCTTCTGCATTAATTAAAATAGAGCAAGAATTAGGAATCACTTTATCTGATGATGAGAAGAAAGTATTCTTGGGATTGAAAAAGGGTATTTATAAATAAAAAGAATAAAGTAGTAATTATTGCGAGATTCTTTATGTTTCTCGCATTTTTTATTTATTAGATATGCTATCGCTATTATACTGCATTAGATAACTACAGCATTTTATTAATATAAATAAATATATTAATCAAGCCCAATAAACGACACTTCCCTCTGCGACCTTTTCTTATTTTCTTCAACCTTTCGGTTTAGGCATTTTGGGTTACTTACTTATTTATCCTTTCGGAAATGCAGTACCTGTTGTTAAGCGTGGAACAGAGCAGGGTTTCGTGTTAAGTAAGCATTCGTTTTGAGCCATTGTTTTTAGTAAAGATGTACAATGAGATACAACACCTAATAAAATTTAGGGCATAAAAAAAGCCCTTAAACACCACGAATATTTAAGGGCATATGTTGTATCCACGTTAGGATAAAAAAAGCAATACGATTAGATATTCGTGGTATCTTTTACAAATATACAAATATCTTTTTAATTACAAATAAAAACCCCTCTTTGTTAGAGGGGAAATTTTAAAGAAAGCAATTAAAGGCAGTAGCCATTGGAAAACATTTCAAAATTAGTAATAATCTTTACAATTCCAATTTTTTGAATAAAGATTTTAAAAACATTGATAAACCTGCCAAACAATCGGGGCTATCATCATTGCGGTTCTTACCTTCTTTAGAGAAACTTAATAGGTTACTCATAAACTGATGATATTCGTTTGTATCGTGCTTTACAAAGACAAATGAGTTGATAATTGTAGATGATTGCATAATTATCCTTGTAATCTTGTTTTGAGTATTATGTACTTTTAGTATTTTACATCTTCTTGCTTTAGTTTGAAGTAATCTACCAAATACAGCACCCATTGAGTTGGATTCTACTCTACAATAGACTACGTTTAGTCGGTTTATTCTTTCAGCACATATTGGAATGGTTACATCGGTGTTACCTTTGTTGAATACGTAATCAGAAATATAAACTACTTTATCAATTATTGTTGCAACAGCCATCGCTGTAAAGTCGCTACCTGCATCTGATACATCAATATAAGCCACAGAACCACTTGCCTTGTGTTTAATTGCATCGAAATCACTTTTGTCTATGAATCGTAAGTTAGAGAATAATCTACCCTTTAAATCTACTGGTTCTTGCATATATTCAGCAGACCATATTTCAGGATTAATTCTTTTACGTATTGCATAGTATTGTTCGGTACTCATTACATCTTCACAGAAACTTTTCTCATGTTCGTCTAATGCAGGAACAATAATTGATAAATCGTACTCATTATTCGTTACATTCTTGCCTATAACATCGTTTGTTGACCATCTTGTACCTATATCAATCTTTTTACAGTTACGTTCAAGACGTGAATCGTGAGTACCTTCTTTCCATTGTAGGATTCTGTCGTTAGTTACATCAGATAGTGCATCTTCAATACCACGATACAAGTCATCGGTAATAGCCAACATAGTAGCACCAAAACCAATAATAGTACCACCTACACCTGCTCCAAAGTAACCTACTTGTCGTGATTTATTAGTATTCCAACCTTGTAGATTTGCTTTATCAGAAGAAAGTTCTACATCAGGAAATACCATAGCAAACTTTTCTGATTTTACTATCTGTCTAACGTCATAAGAGAACTTTTGGAATAGTGTAGCGGTACAAGTATTACGCATTACTGATTCAGTAGGGTTTCTACCTAATGCCCAAGCACAAAATAGTGATGTAATGTATGATTTTCCACCCCTTGGTGGTAATGATACTGACAATGACTTAATTTCTCCACGTTCAACTAACATAAACGCTTTGGCAATCTTCTGTAGAAAAGGTCTTTTTATAAAGAAATCCTTATCATACATTTTACAAAACTCCCAAAAATCATCTCTCGCTAATGTCGCCCTCACTTGAAGTTCCAGTGCTTGTCTGACTTGGATAGGTAGGCTGTTCATTTGTTCCAATTCCATCTGTTAATAAGTTTGGTGGTAAATAATCATCTTGGTCTTTTAAGAAACCTCTTAATTCATCAAAACTAAATTGACTTAAATCAATAGTTTGTATTTTAGTATCAACTTCTTGTGTATGAGGTTTGTATGCGTTATCCATAAGTGCTTTATAGGCATTTACATCTCCTTTTAGTGCCTTGGATAATACTGCAAGTGTAATTCTATATTCTTGTGAAATAAGGTCATCAGTACCAGTTAAAGGATTTCTACCATAAGTAGTAGTGTCTAATATTTCTCTAACTACTGTACTTCTATTTTTTTTACCTTTAATCGAACCTACTTTTTTCTTAATTTCTTGAGGTTTTACTTCTTCGGTATCTAATATTTCCATCTCTTCCGCTTGTTCCTTTCTCAATCTCTTTTTTTCGTTATCAGAAATTAACATTTCTTGTGCTTCTTCAGATAAAGGCTCTAATGGTGGTACTGTTCCACTTTTTACATATTTACCTCTTTTAACTCTTCTATCTTTCATTTTTCAGCATTTTTATCAGTTTATCAGCATCAATTACATTAGTTTCGTACTTTCCTCTGCCTGATTTTGTTCTAACACCCAAGTTAAATACTTGCCTTATGTAATCATCTTGCTCATTATTCTCACAAATCACTACAAATTGTGAGTTTATAGCCTTATTTTCTTCTTCAAACGACAAGGAGAGGTTAAAATCCCCTCCTGATAAGTCCAAGTCGTCTATTTCGTGTAAATCATCGAAATCCATACTAAAGTTGTTATAATTATTCCTAAAGTTAATCCAAGTTCAATTTTTCTGTCTTTTAACTTAAATTCTCTTATTTTTCCATTATGTTGCCTTACTTTATAGTTGTAAGGCTTAATATAGTTAGGATTCTTTGATAATCTTGCCAATTTTCGCTTTTCCCGTCTATTTTTGCTCATTTCTTAACTGGATTGCTTTGTCTTCATACCATTTTGCTTTCTCTAAATCACGTTGAACAGATTGCTCTGGCTTTAATCCTGCTCTCATTCGGTATTTAAAAGAGTTCATCTCACAGTAAGCGATTAATTTTTCTTTACCCCAAATATCTTGCATCATTTCAATAACTTCCTTACTTCCTTGTTTGTAGTGATTAGGGTTTATGTAGTCGTATGGTTTCACTTCTGCTAACATTGCCTTTGCTAATTCTTCATCTTTCATTTGTTTTTCTGCTTTTTTAATCATTTCATCAATTATTTTACATTCTATATCGTGCATTCTCTTCATTTCTTCTTGTGTTGACATAGGAACGGAAACAACCTGCTTCATTTCATAAGGTTTACAAAACCATTCAAAATCTCCACCACTAAGATAGATGTAGTTAGTTTCTGCTTTTACATAAACAGATTGTAACACACCATCAACATAAGTAGCCTTGTCAATTGGTCTTGTTTCCCCTTTTTGAACTAAATCCTTGTAATTTTGTAAAAAAACTACCATATCTCCTCTTTTTAATCTTTTCATAAGTCCTCTGATTTTATAAATGAACCGCCAATTGTTTTTCCAGTTCTGTTTTTAATAACGCTAAACGCTTTTTCTGTACACCAGTCAATATCTAAGTTCAATTGCTCTGCAAGTATCGTTAAAACTATCACACAATCTCCAATAGCATCAATCTGCTCTACTCTGTCGTCTTTGATAATTGCTTTTGCTAACTCTCCTGATTCCTCTAAAAGTTTCGCTAACTGTACAAACTTGTTTTCTTCTTTCAACAGACCTTTGTCGTCCGCCCATTTTAACACTTCTTTTTTCATAATTTAATTTTTAACCAAGAAATCCTGCACCCTCATCAGACAAATCAATATCATTTTTATGTCTTAATACATCTGCATACTTCTTTTTTAGTTTTTCCTTTTCTCTTAACTCTTTTGCCTTTTTATTACGATTCAACTTACCTGATTCAGCAATTCTTGGTGTAATATCCCAAAAATCCTTAATAATCCTGCTGTTAGCCTGAATCTTGTTAGTATTAGGGTGTTTATCGTTGATACCTGCACTTAATCCTGATGATTTCTCTGTACCTATCATGTAAGCACGAGCATCTTCCCAATACTTCTTAAATTCTAACCAAAATTCAGGTTTACCCTTAAACTCAAAGTAAGGTAACTCCTCATTCTCTAATGCCTGAAACATCATTTCAATAGCCAAGTAAACACATCGTCTTGATTGGTACTTATGTCCAGTAGCATTAGTCAAGTAAAATTTAGTCGCCCAATCATTAGCAACTGCATGGTGTCTTCTATCTGCCATTAGTTCATATCGTTTAACTCGTTATACAAATTCCTAATATAGGCTCTACGATTATTAATTGCTCTATGGTTCTCACGAAACTGTCTGCGTACATATCGCAAACAAGCCTTACTAAATTTATCTATCGTGTAAAAAGCCATAACAAAATAACTATTAATCCAACTATACCACCTCTGATAACTGAATTAGTCATCTTCTGATTATCCCTAAACCAATCCATCAAAGAAGAAGTAGGAATCCAAACTAAAGGAATAGTAATAATCCTATCCCAAATAAACAAAGCAAGGAATATCGGCATTAAAAATATCCCTGCTGTTACTTTAAGCATTTTCATAATTTAATAATTTTTACAATTGCTGACTTATTCAAACATACATGACCACAAGTAGCATCAATAAAAATAAAACTTGCACCTTCACATAAGAACCTTGTCAAATACTCTAAGTCCATTTCCTCACTTAATTTGGTATCGTAAAACGAACCATCTGTTAAATAAAATCTATGCATAACTAAAATAATTCAAAATCATCACTCGGTTGAATAGCCTTAGGCTTACTTTCAGGTTTAACACTCTCTTTCAAGTTACCCAAGTAAACTCTCTTATCTCCACCCTTAACACTAATACTCGCCTTATTCCCATACTGGTCTACCTCATCCTTAACATAAACATCAACATTCAAATAAGTCTTACCATTCTTACTCTTCTGAACCAATTCAGGATTATTCCTAACTAATTCACTCAAATCTGATAAACAGATACTACCATAAAATCCCATAATTCTACTACTTTAAATTAATAATGAAACAAATCTATTTATTATTAATTAAAAAAACAAATCTTACACAAAATTACATTCAATTTTTCACACAAATTTTTTTCACGCATATTTGATTTAACGATTCAAAATAACCCCACCCTACTCTTTATACCTAACAAACAAGAAAGTTTCTTAAATCGCATAAAACACACGTAAAATGACGTTGCAAGAGATATGCAAAGAATGTAGGGAATTGGAAGATGATTTTTTTGAAAATTTTTTAGAGGTTTCGCTAATTTACATACGCAATTTTTGAAAATTTTTTAGAGGAGGGGAAATAGATAATCTCACTTTTTCCATGAGCAATGGGGTAGCCCTAACATATTCACATGAGATAACAAGCGTAACACATTGATAAATGTATTGAAATTTGACAGGAATAGGCTTTTTGTAATTGCTTGATTATTAGTAACTGAGTCTAAAAGTTACACGGGTAAAACAAAAAGAAAAAAGCAAAACTTTAAAGTGTTGGAATTTCGGGTTTGTGTTTGTTGCTGGAATTGGTTGTATTAATACGCTAACTAACTATAATACAATAAAAATAGCCCTAACGAATGAACGAAAGGGCTTTGATATTACATTTTGATTGATTTGTTTTATAAGTTTCTTTTGGTTTTATCTCATAGGCATAAGGTTTTAAAGGTTAATATTCCAACTATCTATTTTACAACTTAAACCCTAACATTGAAACTATTACT